TACAACACTGAGGCTGCAGATCGAGGAGTTAGTCGGTTAGAGACTCCAATTCTTCAGCGCAACACGCTCCAGAGCGACCGCGGTGGCTACGACATAGTGGGTTTGGATTGGATTGCTCCTGAGGTCAAGAGGTGCGAGGTTCTGAATTTGAAGGCTTGGTGGAGACAAGCCAAAGCTCAGGCAAAGTCTGGTCAGACTCCTGTCTTGTTCTATAGGCAGAACGGGAGCAAGTGGAGGGTTCGGATGATGGGAATCCTCCAGGCTGGTTCGAGAAGGGTCCACACTCAAGTTGAAGTGTCCCTAGAAGCTTTCCTATCCTATTTTGAGGAGCGATTGAAGCAAGAAATCTCAGTCAGCTCCTGAAGGAGTAGTGACAAATGAATGATGGTTCAGGTCGACCCAAGAGTCCAAATTCCTCGATTGAGGAGCTAACAATTCGAGAAGTGGCCGACCTGGCCATTCAAGGAGGGGCGACGAGCTACGCTGCTGCTCTCTTGAACGAAGCTGCATCCAAGGAAGAAGTGACTGCACGCTATAGAGTCACCCCAGAGCAAGTCAGTGAGCTGTTCATCCTCCTTCATCAGGAGCGAGAGGACCTAACTGACGCCTTCTGGGGAGGTGGCTCGGTTCTGGTCGGCTCGAAGGGATGGGAAGCCTTCTTCGACCGCTTTCCGGTTCTGTACCTCTCCATGGTGCAGGGTTGCGACCGCATCTTCGTTGGAGCTCACAACTATCAGCAGGATGGCCACGTCCGTGCCTGCACTCTAATCCAGCAGTCACACGTCATGAACCTCAAGCTCATTCTCATGCTCAAGCTCAACGATGGGCGTCCTGCTTCGGTTTGGAGGGCTCGATGACCAGTCAGCGTGAGCCTCCAGAATGGGCATTGACCATCTTGGCCCTCTTGGTGGCCCTCCTCTTGGGTGCAGCCGTGGTGACTGCCCTCACTGCTTGGCATCGCTTCGGACGAACTGTAGTAAAGGAGGCAATTGGAGATGGAACCTCAGTCGAGAGTGGTCTTGGTTGGAGAGCTAAACCCATACAGCAACGACCAATCATTCGCCCTCTATCCTCTTCCTCGCTCGGCGAGCGGAGACCGCCTTCGGAAGATCTTGGGTCTGACCGACCGCTTGTACCTGTCTCAGTTCGAGAGGATCAACCTGTGCACGGGAAGGTGGTCAAGCGTGACAGCAAGAAGGGTAGCTGGCGACCTAGTGGCCGAAAGCCAGTACACCGTCTTCGTCCTCCTCGGGAGAAGGGTCCAGGCAGCGTTCAACGGGCCATCGTTCTTCGACACGCAGGCCTATCCTCATGGCAACGTGGCGTTGACACTACCTCACCCGAGTGGAAGGAATCTAGTCTGGAACTACATCGACGGGAGAAGGAGAGCTCGAGAGTGCCTCTCGGCCTTGGCCCCTTGGCTGACACTAGGGGTGGCTAAGGACTAGCTGATCCACTTTGTTGGTCGACCTTCACACTGGGTCGAGTATTATCGAGCTAGGAGGAGAGCTATGAAGATTGTAAGACCCAGTGTGAAATTGGTTCACTCAACTCCTTTTCCAGAAACGATAGTGGAAGAAATGGGACGTGTCTGCTATCAGTCAGAAGGAAAGAAGGGCGGAGAGTTCACTTCCATGCTAATCAAGAGAGGACACGAATCCGTGCTTGAGCATGTCTCCGCTGGGTTTCGCATCGTCACTGACCGCGGCGTGACTCACGAATTGGTTCGGCATCGGATCGCAAGCTTCTCGCAGGAATCGACGCGTTACTGCGACTACACAGGAGAGCGGTTCGGTGGTGATCTGTCTTTCATCGAGCCGCCTGGGCTTGAAGGCGGAGAGTCCTCGCGGAGAGGTTGGTCCTCGGCAGTATCATATGCCGAGGAAGTATACCGAGCCTTGCGAACTTCTGGTGTGTCTCCGCAGATCGCACGTGCGGTCTTACCCAACAGCCTAAAGGCTGAAATTGGGATGACCGCCAATGCGAGAGAGTGGAGGCACTTCTTGAAGCTGCGCTTGTCAGCTTCCGCCCACCCTCAGATGCGAGAGGTTGCCGAGATGATTAGAGCCAACCTCTACATTTGGTATCCGGCCGCATTCGACGAGTTCAGGCTATGACTACTGCATCTCTGTGCGTTGGGCTGTTGTTCTTGGCACTCCTGGTCGTAATCCTGACCATCCGAGTTGACGAGGTGGACCTCGTCTTCGAGCTCGGCCTTCTAGTCGTCTTCGAGTTCTTGGTGATTGTGGTAGAGCTGAAGGCTTTCTGATAACCTAAGCTCAGGAGGAAAAAGAATGACCATGCTCGCAATGGAGAGTCTCATAAATTTCTATTCTCAGCGCCTCGAGAAGCGCTACCCGGGTGAGAAGCCTCGCCAGCTAACCACGAGTCAGATGGACCACCCTTCGAGGGGAATCACCCTCGAGGACGAGGTCGCGCACGTCAAGTTCATGGTCGAAGAGCTTCGGAAGTCATTGGTCGCCAATCGACTTCAGGTGACTCTCCGCTGGCTCGGCTTCTTGGAGGGTTACCTCTGGTCGCGTGGTCTCTTGACCTTGCAGGACCTCATCCAAGCCGACGAGAAGGCCGCACGATGAGCGTGGAATCAGTCACGAGGAAGGGGTTCGAGGCAATGCAGAAGGAGGTGGTGGATACCGAAGACGAGAGTGTCCTCTGCATCTTGACCGCTTCAATCACCGCCAAGGGAATAGCCTCCGTAGACGTGGTCTTCGTGAACAGCGAGAACAGGTTCACCGCCGAAGAGGGTGACACGCAGCGGAGGGCCATTGGCCTAGGAGTTGTGAAGGTGCTAGAGTCGACCTTCTTCCCAAAGAAGTCCAATTCCGCCTCGACCTCGTGACTTAGAATTGGTACAATAGAGGCATGCTCATCTCACTTGTAAGAAGGTGTTTCACTAAGGAGCTCCCGACACGAGAGGAGCTCCTAGAGGAGAACAAGAAACTCAAACGTGAGGTCGATGTCCTAACCCTTTCACTCAAGACTTCTCGGGCATGCCGCTATGAAGAGTCCCGGGTTAGAGAGGGCTTGGTCATAAAGGAGGCGTCCCTCCGCGAGAAGCAAATTTCAGCAATTAAGACTCTGTCTTTTGCCTACGACAACCTGGTTAGTGCTACGGTTGAGCACCACTGCCCACACTGCGCCAGCGAAATCTGCAGTGTAAAGACTGCAATCGCCAGAGCTATCCAAAAGCTCGGGAAGTGAATCATGCTCTCCTTGGTGGCCAAGTACTGCTATCTTCCAGCTGCCTCGGAGTGCGGCTGCATCTGGACGCACTCCGAGAGCGAATACGTCCTTGTTCACTACTGCTCCAGGCACGAACACTACTTTCTTCACACTCCTCCACCTGAGCGGAGAAGAATTAGCCCTACCCTTCGTGGAAAGGATAGGGTTTTATGCAGCTCACACCAGATGTCTGGAGCCCCCGCATTTCACACTCCTGGCTGCGAAGCCTGCGAGTTGAGCCAATCCAGAGGAGTCGTACGACCAGTAGCCGACTTCAAAATCTCTTCCAAGAAGAGGGCTAGGAAGGCAACCGACCTATATGAGAAACTAGGCGACCCGACTTCCACGCCTTCCTACGCTAAGGCCATGCGAATGGCAGCCATAAGGAGGAGTCACCTTGCTTCCACTGTTCGCTGAAGAGCGCTGGACTATTCGAGTCATCCTAGCCGTCCTAGGCTGTGTGGTCATCGACGGGGTGGTCGCCTGGGCTATTTGGAAGCTAGCGTCGATTTTTGTAGCCCACTGACCTCTTCCCGTGCTAAGTGGTTTGTAACAGGAGCAGCAATGGCAACACTTCCTAGCATCAAAGACCTGGAGATGGTCATCTTGGCGACGGTTGCAGGGCTGCTCGGGTACCTCATGCGCATGGTCAAGAAGGGGGAGAAGATCCATCCCTCCTATGCCATGTTGGAAGCTGCTTCATCTGGCTTCGTAGGGTATCTCATCTTCCTTCTGTGCCGGGCAATGAAGGTCAACGACCAGTGGGTAGGGCCACTGGTTGGTATCTGCGGTTGGATGGGTGCCTCGAGCAGTATCGTCTTGATCCAGAACATCGTAGCGAAGCGTCTTGGAGCAGATCAACTTCCAGAGGTGAAAGATGCCTTGGCCTCCACGGGGACCGGAGCCTCCGAAAGAACCTCCAAAGAAGGCTAAGAAGCCTCGCCTATCCCTGGTCCCTTCTGTTGAGGGGAAGCACCCTAATCAGTACACTCCTGACAGCAAGACTCAGAAGAAGCTTGCTAGGCGGACTAGGGACGGCCTTCGCTCCGGGATGAAGGAGCGAAGGGACAAGTATATTGACGGTCTTCTCCAGGGGATGACCAAGTACAACGCTGCAATCTACGCGGGAGTTCCTAAGGCAAGTGCAGCCAAGGTAGCCTGTGAACTTTGGTACGAGCCCTACGTTAGGGAGACCTTCGCCACACTTCGAGAGAAGATGGACGAGGAGCAACTCCTCTCGCGTAAGGAGTGGATCCTCAATATGAAGAGTCTGGCCTTCACCGATTACATCGGGCCGATGACCAGAGTTGCCGCCGGAGTGGCACTCGCCAAGGTCATGGGCTACGAGGCACCAGCTAAGACTGAGACAGAGTTCAAGGGAGGCGTGATGCTAATCCCTGCTCCCAGCTCCATGAGCAACTGGGAGAAGTCTGCAATCGAGGCTCAGGCAACACTTAAGCTGGAGGCTGCAAAGTGACACACCCGTCAACTCATCCGTCCAATCTGACATGCTACCTTGAAGCACTCAATCGCAACGAGGGCTGCGTTCCGTGGCCCTACTGCGAAAAAGGTGGAAACGTCACCATCGGGATTGGAGAGTTGATCCGCGACTCCTCAGCCTTGGTAGCCCTCCCCCTCGTCCGCATGAGTGACGAGAGACCTGCCTCTCCCGAGGAGAAGGTTGTTGCCTTCAATCGAGTGAGAGACTTCTTCACCCCGGGCTTGACGGCTGCAGGCTACAGGGCACTGACTTCGGTCCGCCTCCTGCAGAGCGAAGCCATTGGCCTCTGCGTGCGAAGGCTCGAGGAAGACTTCATCCCTTCCCTCTGGAAGATGTTCCCTGACTTCGAGGCGTGGCCCTTGGACGCGTCTGTTGCGGTCGTGGACATGGCCTACAACTTGGGAGTCAAGAAACTCTTGACTGAGTACCCTCGTTTCCTGGAAGCGTGTCGAGAGCATGATTGGAGAGTTGCTGCCCGCGAGTGTATCCGAAGGTCTGGCGTCAGGTCAAAGACCGACATCGGACCTAGGAATGAGTGGACGGTTCGCCTCCTCAATCGAGCCGGAGGTATGTAGCTTGACCTGCATTGTTGGGTTGGAGCACAATGGCGAGGTTTGGATAGGCGGAGATTCAATAGCCATAGACAAGTCACTCGACTACTACCCTCAAGCCTCGAAGAAGGTGTTTCGCCTGGGAGAGATAGTCTTAGGGGTAGCTGGAGGAATTAGGACGCAGCAGATCTTGAAGTTTGGCATTAAGGTTCCACCTCAGAGAAAGGAATCTGATGAGGAGTGGTTGACCATTCGCCTTATGAGTTCTATCCGAGATGCCTTTAGGAAGGAAGGAGTCATGAAGACCTCAGATGGAATGGACGATTCTGACTGCATTTGCCTTTTGGGCTACAATGGTAGGCTTTATACTATGGAGGGCACCTTTTCAGCTATTAGGTCCATTCATCCTTTTCAAGCATGTGGGTCAGGTGCCCCATACGCAATAGGTGCGATGCACGCCTTGCGAAGATGGGGTCCGAAGACTTCACCTTCGGAGATGATTAGGGCCTCATTACTAGTAGCAGCTTCTTCCAATGCTGGTGTTAGGGAGCCCTTTACTATCCTAAAGGTGTGAGGGATGAAGATTCCTCCAAAGGTAGTCTGGCAACCACAAGGAACGTGTCAGCCCTTGACCCTTAGTTGCCGCTGCAACGAGATTCTTGTCCATGGGTCTAGAGGTGGAGGGAAGTCCGACTGCCAGTTGGCCTACTACAGGCAGTTCGTTGGTATAGGTTACGGGCCGTTCTGGAGAGGAGTCATCTTCGACCGCGAATACAAGAACCTAGACGACTTGGTGGCTAAGTCACTAAAGTGGTTTCCACTCTTCGACGATGGGGCCCGCTTTCTCGCATCCAAGAGTGACTATCGTTGGGTGTGGCCAACAGGGGAGCAACTCCTATTTCGCCAGTTCAAGAAGCTATCTGACTACTGGAACTATCACGGTCAGGAGTTCCCTTTCCAGGGGTGGAATGAACTGACCAAGCAGTCCACCCCTGAGCCGTACACTTCAATGGCTAGTTGCCTCAGGACTTCCTTTCTCCCTGACATAAATAGCCCGCGAAACAGGTATGGAAAGGTTGAGACTCCTCTTCCTGATATCCCGCTGGTCATTCTCTCAACTACAAATCCATTAGGGGTAGGGCACAACTGGGTGAAGAAGCACTTCATTGACGCTTCTCCTCCCGGAAGGATTGTCTACTCCACCCTTAACGTGTTCAATCCCAGAACTCAGCAGAAAGAAGAGGTTACCACGTCCAAGGTTCACCTGTTCTCGTCTTATCGAGAGAACAGATACCTAGACCCGAAATACATAGCCTACTTAGAAGGGATAAAGGACCCTAACAAGAGGAGGGCCTGGCTCTTTGGCGATTGGAACATAGTAGCAGGAGGAGCAATTGACGACCTCTGGGACGAGAATGTTCACATTGTCCCCCGCTTCAAGATACCAAGAGGGTGGCGCTTAGACAGGTCCCTGGACTGGGGTTCGCTGAAGCCCTTCAGTGTTGGCTTCTGGGCTCAGTCAAGTGGAGAAGAAGCCACCTTTGAGGATGGGCGTGTCTTCTGCCCTCCAGCTGGTTCACTTATTCGCTTTGGGGAATGGTACGGTTGTTCTCCTGACGAGGCCAATGTTGGGATCAAGCTCAGTGCAACTAGGGTGGCCGAGGGCATCAGAGAGAGGGAGATTGAGTTCTTGAACGATGGCTGGATAGGAGACGAAGTTCGACCAGGTCCGGCGGACAACTCAATTGGGAACGAGGACAACACTGGCGTTGANACNATTGAGAAGCAGATGGCTAAGTCAGGGGTGACCTGGACTACCTCTGACAAGCGAGGAGGGTCCAGGGTCATGGGCCTTCAGCTCATTCGCGATAGGTTAGAAGCTGCAGTAAGAGGAGAGGGGCCAGGCCTCTACTTTATGGACCATTGTCGCGACTCAATTTCCACCTTGCCAGTCCTCCCTCGCAGTGAGAAAAATTGTGATGACGTAGACACTAAGTCTGAAGATCACATCTATGACGAGTTGAGATATAGGGTTCTAGCCGGGACCGACGAGTACGCCACTGACGTAAACGTCTCAATGACTCGCTAGGAGTTGACTATGGCCACAGATTCCATCCCAAATGTTCGGTACAAGAGGCCAGAAGTAGTTCAGCTCTTTCCACAGTGGAAGAAGATTCGCGACTGCCTAGATGGAGAGACTGCAGTTAAGGCTGCTGGAGAAGCGTACCTCCCTCGAATTGACCCAGACGACACTTCGGAAGAAAACCTTGCACGCTATGAGAGCTACCTAGCTAGGGCTGTTTTCTACAACGTCACCAAGAGAACTCACAAGGGCTTAATCGGGCAGGCCTATCAGAAGGAGCCAACGATTGAGGTTCCTGGTGTTCTTGAACCTTTGACCGACAATGTGGATGGTACAGGGGTAACACTCCTCCAGCAGTCTGTAAGGGCTCTAGGAGGAGTTCTTGGCCAAGGCCGAATAGGGATGCTGACTGACTTTCCCCATGTAGCTGAGAATACTAGCCGACAGGACATACTGTCTGGGAGGATTATTCCTTCAGTTTGCCTCTATGATCCTTGGCAAGTAATCAACTGGAGAACTACTGCTGTGGGGTCGCAGAGACTCCTCTCCTTAGTGGTGATAGAAGAGGGCTACGAGGAGTCGGACGATGGTTTTGAGATTAAGCCTGGTACCCAGTGGCGTGTTCTCCTCCTAGATCCAGCTGCTGAGATGTCATATCGAGTAGACCTATATCGCTTGACTACAGAGAAGTACGGAACACTCCAGTTGGTCGACAGCCGCTACCCTCTTGACAAAGCCGGAAAGCCTTGGAAGGAGATTCCGTTCACCTTCGTTGGATCTGAGAACAACGACCCTGAGTGTGACCAGCCTCCTCTCTATGACTTAGCTTCTCTAAACATCGCCCATTATCGGAACAGTGCCGACTACGAGGAGTCAGTGCACTTGATTGGGCAGCCAACACCAGTAGCAGCTGGATTGACCAAGGAGTGGGTGAAGGACGTCTTTCAAGGAAAGATCCACTTGGGGTCTCGTAGGACTGTTCCGCTCCCTCCAGGGGCTTCTTTCACTCTCTGCCAGGCTCAGCCTAACAGCTTGGTCAAGGAGGCCATGACCGACAAGGAGCGTCAGATGGTGGCACTTGGGGCGCGCATAGTTGAGCAGAGAGCAGTTCAAAGAACTCTCGGAGAGGCCAAGCTTGAGTATGCAACTGAACTTTCCATCTTAGGAACATGCGCCAAGAATGTTACAGCTGCCTACTTGAAGGCGTTGGAGTGGGCTGGGGTCTTCATCGGGACAGAAGAAGACTCAACATTTGAGCTGTATCCAGACGCCGGGCTTGAGACCCTTAGCTCCCAGGAGCTCCAGGCCATTGTAGCGGCGTGGCAGGCCGAGGCAATCTCCGACAGCGAGATGAGGGACAACCTCAAGCGTGGGGGTGTTGCTAGCCTCGAGCTAGAGGATTGGAAGGATGAGGTGGACAGCTCCCCTAAGAAGGGACTTGGCCAACTCGGGTCTTCGGCCGTACCTTCTAGCCTCAACGGAGGAGCTCAAAACGAGCCCACTTCTGAAGTGACAAATCCTCCTCCAAAGGTGTAGCCTTGACCACCAAGGCCACTAAGATCTTGGAGAAGAAGGGTGCATCTAAGGCACTCAAAAAACCACCTCCAGTCGCAAGGACTGTCCTAGACACGGCCGTTAGGCATCAGGTATATCTAGAGAGGGTCGCTAGCCATACTTCGGAGGAGGTGGTGGCCAAGGCCCTGGAGCTAATCAACTACACCACACAGATGATTAGCCAACTGGACGAAGAGATCACAAACTTTGATTCAGAGGAGTTCGACTCCCTCCTCCAGAGCGCAAAGCAGCAACAGATACAGATTCTTACCGACGCTCTGGGAGAGTTATCCCCAGTCCTCCAGGGAATAGGGAACTATGAGGCAGAGTTCGAGGCAAAGGCCCTCCGGGCAATGACTCAGAAGGTTAAGATCTATAGCCTGAAGGCAGGGAAGGCATACGAGGAGGCACTGAAGTCTCCTTTGACCTCCGTCGGGAAGAAGCTAGATGTCTTCCTGGACGAATTCACCGCCTCTGAGTCGTCAGCAATCAACTCACTAGTCGGAAAGGGCTACGCCAACGGCTGGACTAACCAGGACATAGTCAAGGCCATAAGGGGTACTAGAGCCAACAACTATCAGGACGGGATTGCACCTAGAATCTCGGCGAACGCCGAAACTGTGGTCAGAACGTCCGTTCAACACGTTGCGAATACGGCGCGCAATGAAACGTGGGCGAGGAATTCTGACGTAGTTGTTGGGTACCGAATCGTTGCGACGTTGGAGGGAGGCCTTCGAAGATGCGCATGCCCTTCTTTGGATGGGCAAGTGTTTCCCGTAGGGGAAGGACCCACGCCTCCGTTTCACCCGAATTGCAAGTGCACTACGGCGGC